CACGAAATAAATAATTGCTTTTAATAATAAATACTGAAGAAATAATACATTTTAATTAATTTTATTAAGTTTTAATTCATTTTTTATTAGAGATTTTCGTCCTACACGCACTGACAAAGATTACTCCCTTAATGTATAAGCAATCACAAGCGAATTTTGTTCCTTTGGAATAAAGTATGAATTTTTTTAGTTTCCATCATTTTAAAAATTGTAAATTAAATTTATTTAATCATTTATCTAATAATTCATAACTGTTACTATTACAATTTAATCTATCACAATTCAAAAAAATTGCCAAAACTATTGCAAACAAAAATAAAATACAAGCTGAAATCAAAAATCCAATTTTCGCATCTTCTGTTTGTTTCGCATATGGTGGATAAATTAAATTATATTCTTTGGTAATATCTTTACAATTATCCGGAGGACATAAAAAATAATTTCCATATTGATCCATTGTAGTTATACAACAATAAATAATAGTTGAATTTAAATAATCTGGACAAATTTCGGCATCTTTAATTACAGTTTGATTACAAATCCCACCATTTCCAATAATATAATTTGCTGTGAAATAAAACCATAAAAACATAAAAGACAAAAATAAAATAAATCCAACTTTAGTTTTTTTAGATGGATAGCATGGATTAGTTTTTTTCATCTCAATTTTTTAGAATTTATATAGAATTATTATTTCAGTTATAAATTATTTATTTTTTTTAAATGATTTAATTATTCAATTGTATTATAATTTGAATTTACAGTATTTAATAAATTATGTTTTTTAAAATAATTAAATGAAAATGAAATATTAAAAATTATTTTAATAATCCAAAAAATAATAATTAAAATAAAAATTGATCCAGAAATTCCAAATACAATCCGAATAATATTCATTTTTTTAATATTATCATCATTATTATAAAATTCATTATATTTTTCAGTTATATCACTGCAATCTTTTAATGGACAAATTATTTGTCCATCTTCATCTTTTTCCTTATAACAACATAAAATTTGTCCATTATTAATAAATTCATCACATGGAATATTATCTTTAAAAATAACTGTGTGAATACATATTTTATCAAATCCAATTAAATTTTGAGCAAGTCCAACAAAAATAAAACATATTGTAGAGATAATAATAAGTGCAAAAAATAATAATATCCTTGTTCTAAAAAAGCAATTTCCAGAATTTTTAGATTTCATCTTTTGAATTCTAATCCAGAAAAATATTTTTTAAATGATTTAGAAATTTTATTTTAATATTTCATATTCATTTTTATTCCAATATTCAGATTTAATACATGTAAATAATATGCAATTAGCTATTCCAATCAATAAAAATATAATAATAACTATGAAACAAAAAATAGAAAAAACTTCAATTTTCCATTCATTTGGTAAATAAATTTGATTATATTCTTGAGTAATATCATGACAACCCAAAAATGGACATATTATTTGTCCAGTATTTTCATCAGTATCTATGAAACAACAAAAGACCCTATCATTTTCAAAATGTTGCCCACAATAATCTCCAGGAAATATTATACTTGAATTACAAACTCCACCATTCGTAAAAATTCTTTGTCTATAAGAAAATAGAAGAAAAAAAGTTAAAGAGATAATAAAACTTATTCCATATATCCATCGTCTTTTTGGAATAACTTTATCATTAATAAATTCAATAAATCGTGACATTATTAAAATATAATAATTTATTTTTTTTAAATAATTTAAAAATTTGATAAATCATTTACAAATTTGATAAATAATTTAAAAATTTGATAAATCATTTACAAATTTGATAAATCATTTACAAATAATCAAATGGATTTTTAATATATTGATTAAATTTCCAATTTTTTCCAAACGCTTTTTCCAATGTTTCAAATAAAAGATCTTTTGATAATATTATTGACTCTCCATTATTTACTTTTTTTAGATAATGTATAAGAATTTGATCTTCAGTCGAAATCACAATTTTGCAATTTAGTAATTTTATCAAATTATCTTTCAAAAATAATTTTCTAATTACTCTAGGTTCAGATTCTTTTTCATGATTATCTTCATAAATATCATAAACTAAAATATTTAAATTATGTTCTTCATTTTTTGAAAATCCTTTAAATATTTTAGCATTATAAAATCCTTGAGATTCGATGAGCAAATAGATATCTTGATAATTTTTCCAAAAATCGTTTATATCACACATTTGGATTATAATGAATATTTTATTATTTAAATGATTTATTATTTTTCATTTAAATAAATATTATTTATTTTCTTTATTTACAAATTTCTGAAATGATCAAATACAATTAAATATTAATGAAAAAGATGCCAAATATGAAGCTTTATTATTTTTTCAACATTGTAAACAAGAAAAGTTTCTCAAAATAGAAGAATTGGAAATATTAAATAAAATTAATTTAAGGATTAATGAAAAATAAAAATATATATTATTTTAATTAAATAAAATGTCAACCAACAAAATTAATTCATATACACTTTATTGAAGCTTTTAAAAAACTTTAATCTATATGATTTTTAAGAAATATTCTTGTAGAATAAATTAACAATATATAAATTTGCCTAAATAAAATATTTAAAACAAATTTTATTTATTATAAATAAAAATTAATCGCGATCCTTAAGTATAACTTTTATATCTGTTTTTTTTGCAATTTCTTGTTTGCCCTTTTTTCCTTTTGGAATATATTCGAGATCCGCATCATCAAGATCAGGATGTTTCTCCTTCCAATTTTTATCATATTGTTCATTACACTTTGTGATAAACCAATCAGCGCCAACAGTAAATGATGGTTGATGAAATTCGGCTTTATACCAAAAAACTCTATCTTGAAAACGAGCGCTTGTTGATAGCAAATCTAATACTAAACATCTCCTATCTTCTGTTGCTTTTGCAAAAACTTTTTTAAATAAATTGAAGCCACCACAATCCGAGAAGGCTCCTCCAAATTCTTTGTATAATGTTTTATAATCATCTTCAGAGCTTACCCGAAATATAAATAGATGACTTAAATTTTTTCTATGTTCCTTATTTAATTGATAAAGATATTGTACTAATATGAAGAAATGAGCATGCGCATTACGACTATTACAGTATAACCAACCGAAGATCTTATCATTATATAATTTTTTATCTTCTTGACAATCATCCAAAATAAATGCTCCTCTTGGATCATGATAATAACTTGGAGGTTGAGAATCTGGTATTGTCCATGCATCGCAAGTTTTGATTTGTCTTTTCTTGAATTTATATGCTACTTCCAATATTTTATCTACATCTGGTGAATCATGTACAACTCCAGGTGGTACATATCTTTGGTACATTTTGTTAGTTTTCTCGCTTGGGTTGACTATACACCATGTACTTAGATCCCTATTTTCACGCATGATTTCAAGCATTAACCTAGATTTACCTGATCCACTCATTCCAATAATTCCTTTAAAAATTAAAAAAATAAAAATATCCTTACCAACACGCTTTCCATCACTTTTTTCCCCAAGTTTCTTCAGATCGAATCTATCAATTGTTATTTCATCTGAACATTTCAATTTATTATTATCTATTTCAGGAGATTTTACAGCCTTTTTTGGAATATTATTAACAGTAGTTTTTTTTGTTTTTGTTCCTTGAAAATCTTTATAATCGCTTAAAGGATTTCCTTTGATTTTTGGCAACAACTGTTGAAACATTAGTAAATTACAAATTAAATCTATTTTATAGCAAACAAATTATTATAAAATTCATATATTATTCTTCATTTACATTTTTTTTTATTTTCATATCATTCCCAAAATAATTGATCTTTTAAATATATTTAAATTAATTCTAGATATTTCGTGATTATATTTTCCAATTATCCAAATATGGATTTCCATCCAAACTTAATTTTTTCAAATCAAAAAGAATTATTTTAATTTTGTTATTATTATTCATTATTAATCATTATTAATATCTATTAATTAAATAAATGATTTATAAAATATATAAATGATTTAATAAAACACGTGAAAGTATGGGAAAAAATAATGTCAAAAATTTCTTTTTTTTTTGCGTTCTCTGGGAAAAAAGATAAAAAAAAGATAAAAAGAATTGAAATATGGAAGATGAAATAGGATTAAGTACTCCAACAACTAAAGACTTTGAAAGTTTACCGAATTTAACTGATGAAGATATAAAAAGCGGATTTCAAAAGATTAAAGGAATTCTAGCGACATTGAATCCTTTTTTATTGTCTTCTACTAATGACATTATTAAAGAAATATGCCCAAAGGGAAGTGGAGTTCAAATTCATTATAATGAGGGTGAACATCCTTATAAAAATAGTCAAAAGTTTGGACATCTTTATTCAAAATTTGAACAAGCCCAAAATAATTTATTGAGACCAAGTATTGAAACTTTATTTTTTTATTTGGCAAGAGATTGGATGTATGTTAAAAGTGAATTTTTTCCAGTTATTACATTTTCTGATAAAACGGAAAGTGCTAAATATGTTGATCAGAAATTTTTGATTTCTATTAGTTTCGGTACTATGAATGGTAAATGTGAGCATTTGCAATTTAAAGTTCACACAAATCATAGATCAGCTGGTCAAAATTATCATTCATGGTCAAAATTTTTTATACATAGAATAAATTCCAGATATTCTGCTAGAAAACATATAAATTCCCAAAAAATTAATCAACCCCAACCCATTAACGATAATAATAATGATAATTTGAATAATTATAGATCAAACTTAAATGAAAATAATTCAAAAAAGCGAAATTCAAATACATTAAGAAAATATGATAGTATCGATAGTTATGATGAAGATGATGAAATAATTAATGAAATTAATCAAAAGAATTCAAATGAAAATTCAAATAATAATGATGAAATTAATGTTGTTGATGATAAATATCTTGAAGTTAGAAATGGATTACCTTATTCAGATGTAATTAGGGATGAATTTTTAAAAACACATGATGTTTATTATCGAGGATATGTTATGAGTTTATATGATTTTTTACATTATACAAAATTATGTTTTTCATATTTTATTAATCATTGGAAATTGCAAGATATTAATGCTAAAGTTCATGAATTAACTAGAAAGAGCAAATTAGTTTTATCGAATTCTAAGCATAAAAAAACACCAACCGCATTTTTAAAGAGAGTTGATGAAATATTATTATCTTCTATTGAATTACCAAAACCTTATCCTATTAAAAAAGATAAAAAAATGAAACAAAAAAATAAAAATAATTCATCCTCTGAAGATCTAGAATTAAGTGATTCAAATTCCGATATATCAAAGAGACCAAAAATAATTACTAGAGCAACTACTAGAGGTTATGGTAGAAATTTTAATGAATATGATTCATCTATTCAAGATACAAATATTACTCAATCATCCAATAGTTTTGATCAAAGCAATAATAATAATTCATTAAATGTTTCATTTGATCAAAATTATAATTGGGAACAAGGAAATTTACCAAATATACCTCAAAATTTTCATAATGTCTCTCAAAATATTCCTCAAAATTTTCATAATGTCTCTCAAAATATTCCTCAAAATTTTTATAACAAATCTAAATTTTCTGATATTGTACCAAATAATTATATGATTAATAGTCCGTTTATTAATCAAGAACATTACAATGATCAAAATCATCAACAATATCATAATTCATATTATCCTAATAATGTTCTTAGTCCTCTTAAAATTCGTACAGATGATCCTATAAATGCATTAATATCATCTATATCAGTAAATGATAGCTTTTCCAATTCTGATGAACAAAATCAACAAAATAATTTAACTTCCTCATTATTATATAGAAAAAACTTACCAAATGAAGAAACAAGAGATCAAATTGAAATTAATTCCATACCAAATCAACAAATGAATATGATTCATAATGAACATGATATTGTTATGATAAAAAAATTAAAAGATGGTTATGATAAAAAACGATGGAACTGTAGAGATAATTTAAATTTGGTTGCTTTTAAGAATTTTGAAACTTTAAGATCTATTGTTGAAGAAAAAATGAGTGAATTAACAAATATATTTAACAAAGAAAAAATGGATAGTTTAGATAATAATAATACAAGAATTGAATTAAAAATAGAAGAAAAAAGATTATTAGCTGAAAAAATTATTAATAATATGGATTCTGTTGAATGTGAAAAATTATATCAATTAACAAAAATATTTAAAGAATTACCAATATCAAATGAAAAATATTTAAAATTATTATCAAAAACTTTAGAAATTTATAAACAAGTAGAAAATTGGGATTTGGATTTATTATTTTCTGTATTAAATGATTCAATAACTTTATTTGAAAAAACTGCTATATCTTTAGCATTTCCATTACCACCACCATCAAAACAAATAGAAACAACAAATAAAACGGAAATGATAAAAACAAAAGATACGAATATAGATGAATTAGAACAAGATCCTATTATTCCATATTTTTGATTTTTATTAATTTTTAAATAAATCATTTAAACAATTTAAAATAATTATTTTAATAATTATTGTAATAATTATTCAAAAAATATTCGAAAATTTATTTTAAATGATTTATCAAATAAATGATTTAGAAAATGTAATAAAATTTGTTTTAAACTTAAATTGGAAATAAATACTTTATTCTAAATGATTTAATAAAATTTTGTAAATGATTTATGTTTAAATGATTTAATATACTAAATGATTTAATATACTAAATGATTTAATATTTAAATGATTTAGTTTTAAATCATTTAAATATTAAATCAAAACTAAAAAACATTCAAAATCTTCTTCTTTTTAAATCATTTGTTTTAAAAAGAAAAAATATTGTTTTTTTAGGTTTATCTTTGAAATCTTTACGTTTTACGTTTAATTTGATTTAAAAATTAGTTTTTCTTTTTTTCCCTTCTTTCCAAATTTTACGATGGAATCAAAGTGTAAGTGTTCTATTCTTTTAATTAATTTATTTATTTTAGCAAAAAAAGAAATTGTCGATGATGTGATGACTGATGCTTTATCTGGTGAAGAAAGTTTAAATAGCCCAACCTCATCTCCACAAAATAAGAGATCTCATTTAAAACCAAAAACTTCTCATTTAAATAGTGAAAAAATATTAAATGAAAATAATAGCGAAGTAGCTAATCCAACCATAATCAATCGTGAAAAAAATAACTTAAAAAATAATACAAATGAGAATAAAACTAATGAAAATGATTCTTCTTCAAAAATAAATGATAAAACTAATGAAAATGATTCTTCTAAAAAAATGAATTCTACAAATGAAAAAACATTAAAAGAAAAATCCCATTCCGAATTAGAAGCAAGTGTTATCGAAGCTCTATCAAATGATATTGGAACTAGGGATAAATCTAATTCCACACAACAAAAAGACAAGATTCCCAATAGTAAATTATCTAAGGATGACAAAATTACATCTATCAAATATGATTTATCCGAAAATATGAATTATCTAATTGGAAAATTTAGAACTAAAAATCTAAATTTTTATACTTATTTTTTTGGTGGTGATTTGAATTGCATTTTTCCTTCTTTTTTTTTAAAAAAAAAAGAAAATTTCCCTATGAAAATGGAATGTACTTCTGATTCAAATCTTCAACAATTTAATGAAAAATATGATGTTGAATTTTATGGGTTTACAGAAAATCCTGATATTAGTAACTTTGTTTTTGCAAGAAAAGATTTTATATTCAAATTAATTGAAAAAACAAATTCAAAATCTAAATCTAAAATAATTAAATATGATGATTTAGCTAATTTAATATCTGATTTGACAAATTCACGATTAAAACCAGATCAAAACGTTATGTTTTTATTTAAATTTGAATTCAAAAGAGAATTTTATGAAGCAAGAAAAATATTAACTGCTATAAGTGAAGGATTTAATATTTTGAAGGATAATATCAATAATTTAAAATTGAGATACAAAGAAAAAAAGAGATTGTTTTCTGAAGTCGAAATTATCTCAAATCAATCCACTATCGATGATAAAGATAATTCTGATAATGAATAAAAAAAAAAGAAAAAAGAAAAAAGAAAATCTAGAGATTCTAAAGATTCCAGAGATTCAAAGGAATCTAAACAATCCAAAGAATCTAAAAGAGAAAAGGTTAAACATTATTCAAGAAAAAAAGCAAACCCTGAAATTATATTATCAGAATCTAGTGATAGTGATCAAGAAGAAGGTGAGGATGAAGAATATAATTCCGAAAATGATAATGATAATAATGTTGAAGATAATTCAGAACAAGAAGAAGAAAAAAAGCGAAAACGTGGTCCTGGTAGACCAAGAAAAAATAGTAATAGTGATGATGAATCAAGTCATAAAAAATCTAAAAAAATTAAGCAGAGGAAAAATGTTAAAAAATCAAAAGATGAAAGTGAAAAACCAAAATCAATCCAAAATACATCTAAAACTATGACAAATACACAAAATATTCAATCAAAAACTAAAAATGTTATTCCACAAACACAACAAATTCAAGCAATTTCTCAACCTATGAAACAAAATCAAATTATTTATCAACAACCAAATTATCAATATCAAAATTATTTATCAAATCAAAGAGCAAATATTAGTCCTATTAATCTTCCTCAATCTCAAAATACCAAATTAATAAATTCACCAGATATTTATCATGTTGTCGTTATAAATAATAATGGACAAACTGAACATACATATGATATTACTCCTTCACAACATAATTTATTTGCAATGTTGGTTGACAATTATAAAAAAATTAATATAGAACCAAATGTTCCAGCATGGAATTATCTTATTCAAGCCATTGCTGAATATTCAAAGAAGAAGAATCTTACTATTACTGAGACATTGGTATCAACTGGAAAACTTTTAAAATTATGAATTTTATTTGCGATAAAATAAATAATAAATATTGTAAAATTATAAAGGTTATTAATGAAAAAGTAAAAAAAAAAAAATATTTTTTCATATATTTTAAAAAAGATTTAATAAAGATTTTAATTAGAAAAATAATATAAATTATTTAATTTCAATTATTTTAAAGATTTAGCAATAAATTTATTCAAAATAGTTGCTAATTAACAGTTTTATTCAAAATTAATTAACTGAATTTATAAGAATTATATAAAAATTATAATATAAAAATTATAATATAAAATTATAATATAAAAATGGAAAAAGAAATACCTTTTATTATACATCAAATGTGGTTAGATAAAAATATGGAGAATAATGAAATACCACCTGATAAATATTTAAAACTTGGATATCCAATGTCATGGATGCAAAAAAATCCAAATTTTGAATATAAACTTTGGAATCGAGAGAAAATAAAAAATTTATTAAAAAATCATCCAGTATTAAATAAATATGAAAATTTTTATTATAATTCTTTATATCATCATATTGAACGTTGTGATTTTGGAAGATTTTTAATAATGTATGCTGAAGGTGGAATTTATGTAGATTTAGATTTTAGATGTGTTAAAAATATAGAACCTTTAATAAAAGGAAAACAATTACAAGTTTGGTTTGAACCAATAGAACATACAGAACAATGGGATAGACATATAGGAAGAAGATTATATAATGGTTTTATATCATCCATGCCAAATCATCCTTTTTGGATTCAATGGATGGATCATATAAAAGATAATTATTCTCCAAATAATGGAGTATTTTTTAATACTGGCCCACCAGCATTTGCAAAATTTTTTAATTCATATAATTACAATAAAGATCATCCAGAATGGATAGGAAATACATGTGATGTATTGGGAATAATATCTAGACAAGAATTAGCTGGAATATGTAGAAATGATGAAGATGATAATGCTCCAAAACCAATACCAATTGATTATTATCATTTTGCTCCAAATAAATTGGATCAAAAACCTTTTAATAAATTATATGCATATACTTTATGGTTTGAATCTTCTGGTTGGGGTCAATTAACAATTGATGAAAGAAATAATAATTCAGAAGATTATCAAAACGAATTCAAAAATGAATTAATGAAACATGATCAAGTTTTAAAATTAATAAAAAGTAAAAAATTTCAAAATAATGATAATAATAATAATTTAGTAAAAGAAAAAAATTTAATAAATGAAAAACAATTTTTAAATGAAAAACAATTAAAGTTAAGAGAAGCATTTAGACTATATAAATCAAATAATAAACATCCACACAACAAACAAGATGATAATGAAGATGCAATAAATGCAACAATTTGGACTTTTATTGCAATAGGGATAGCATCTATAATTGTAATTATAGTAATCGTATGTATTTATATACCAAAAAATAATTATGATAATACAAATGAAAATATAAATGATAACAATCAAGAAATAATTCAAACATCAAGAATTCCTACAACAAAAATTAATATGATGTATTAAAAAAATTAACTTTTTTATTTAATAAAACTTAAAATAAATGGATTTCTATGATTTTAAAATTATCTTTTTTTATCTATTTTTTTATCTATTTTTTGAATTATTTTTACTTGTAATTTATTTTCTTGAATTATTTTACTATATTTATTAATTTTTTCTAAAATAGTTAATAATTTTTTCAAAATAAAATTATTGAGAAAAAAAATGATTCAAAAAAACATTTGAAAAAGTTTAGAAGAAATCTATTAATAAATCATTTTTATATATAATTCATAAATGGAAAAGAAAAAAATATCAAAAGTTCATCGAAAAGAATCAGATAAAAAGGATAATAAAGATAAAAAAGATAAAAAAGATAACAAAGATAAAAAAGATAAAAAGGATAAAATCGAAAAGATTTGGTTTGAAGGAAATCACTCATGTTCTTCATATCCATGTAACGATATTATATTTTCAATTTATGAAAAGGAAAAAAATGCAATTTGTCCAAAATCTAGTTTATCTTATTTAAAACCATATATAAACGAGTTTACAAATACAATTTTTGTCGAACAAGATGAATCAAATGGTGATGAATTAGAAGATGATTATTCACACGACTTTGAAAGCGAAGGAGATGATCAAGAAAATGATAAGGAAAATAATCAAGGTGATGAAGAAGATAATGAGGAAGGAGAAGATCAAAAAGAAGAAAGAGATATTGCATATATTACGAAAGAATTTCCTAATTTATTATTTCATATTGCTTTTGAATATATTACTGCAAATTTTGATGGTGTTGATGAATGCGATTTTTTGACAAAAGATGAATTCAAAAAAAGAATTAATGGAAGAATTGCAATTACAGATGAATATTTAGAACAAAATAAGTCAAAAATAAATCCAAATTTGATTGAATTAACAAAAAAATTAAAAGAAATATTTTTATCAAAATCTGATAAAGATTTAAATTCTTTATTTGGAGTATTTAAAAAATTAGAAAGTTCTGAAAATAAAAATCAAAAAGATGAAAAAGAAAAAGATGATGTATTCGCTAAAAAAAAATATCAAAAAGGAGATGAAGAAGAAGATGATGATGATGAAGATGAAGATGAAGATGATGACGAAGATGAATTTTATTATTTTAGTTTAGAAATATTTAATTCAGAAAAGTGTTTGAAAAAAGATTTAAAAGAAAAAGTATCATGGTCACCATATTATTGGAATGAAGAATTATCATTAGATTATAGAACCGATTTATTAAATCGCGAAAAATATTTAACACATGAAAATGAAATTATATTAAAGTTATCATTTCCATTTATAAAACCAAAAACATTTCAATTAAAATCGAATGATATAAATGGATTCATTTTTTCTGATTTATTATCACAAATAGCTTCTATAATATTAAAAGAACATGAAAATGTTGATTATGAATTAGATGAAGAAATTCATGATTTATCAGATGAAATTGAGCCTAGATATAAATTATTATATCAAAAAGCATTAAAATTATGGAAAAAATATTTAAAAAATGAATATGGCATAAAAAAGAATTTTCCATCAGCTATATTATTATCAGAATTTAATGAAGATGAATCTTCTAGTGAAGAAGAACAAATTGATGAAAAATCATCAAAAAATAAGAAAAATAAGAAATCATCAAATGATGAAGAAGAAAAAAGTAAAAAAAAGGGAAAAGATGAAAAAGAATCAGAAGAAGAAGATGTAATTGATTTATCAGATATTGAATTTTTTCAATCATCCTTAAAAGATCCTACATTTTTGATATGTGAAATTGAATCATTAGAATATTCATCACTTGAATTTAATCCAAAAACAAAAGTTATTACTCCAATTCTTGATATAGATGGAATAATGTTTGATGATGCAGAAAATTATCAAGAATTATTAGAATTAATTTCAGATATATCAACATCTTTATCAACAATAAGGCGAGATGGAGAAAAAATTTAATATTTTTTATTAAAATAAATTATTTTAAAAATTAACAAATATTTTATTTTCATCATTTATAACAATTATTTCTTCCAAAATATAAATCATTTATATTTGTTTAAATCATTTATATTTTATGAAATATAAATCATAAATCTTATGAATTTTCATTTTAAATAAATCATTTAATATATTAAATGATTTATTTAGTAGTATTTCCAAAATAATTATTTATTAAATCAAAAACATTTTAATTATTTCATAATAATATTTAAAAATAAATCATTTATATTATTTAAATCATTTATTAGATTGTTAAAGAAACTATTCGTAAATAAATAATTATTATTTTAATTATTTTTTATTTGTTTTAAATCATTTGTTTGTTTTAAATCATTTATTTCTCTCTTATTTATTTTTGATTGATTTTGATTTAATTCTGTTGTATTAATTTGCGAAATTAATTGTTTTTGATTTAATTCAAAGATATTTATAATTTCTTGTTTTGTATTTATATATGGAATATTATAAATAAATATATTTGGATCTATCATAATATTTGAATCTATAATATAATCTTTAAATTCATTTATAAACATTAATTCGAATTTTGGATCTAATTTATATTCTTTATTTTCATTTATATTATATATTGGTGAACAAAAATCTGAATTACTTTTAATTCCAAAATCATAAAAATAATTTGTTATTTTCAGAAAAATATCTTTTTCCTTTTTTCTAAAAGATGATATATATTGTAACATTCCACAACTAAATTTATAGGAATCATATCCAGTATTTATATTATTACATCCTCCACCTCTCTTACATACACTATTTTTATCATTTTCTTCTAATTGATAATTTCTTATAACACCCACGAAGCTTCCTCTATCCCAATCAAATATTTTTATTCTTTTTCTTATAATTAATCTAAATACATATAATTGTCCCTTATATATAAATCTATAAATTTCAATAATTGGAGTTTTTAATTCTTCTATAAAAATATTTCCTAAATGTAAATCATTATGTCTAACACCAATTTTTGATAATGACATTAAAGCCCAATAAGTTTGAAATAATATATTTTTTAATTCAGATAACCAAGAAAAATCTTTATTTTCTATTTTCTCTTGTATTTTATCCATATAATCATACATATTTATCGTATCAGATTTTATTGCTTCATTTATTATAATATGAATAATTTCATTTTTCCAAGATTCTTCACTTTTGTTTTTATAAATTGCTTTTAAATGTTTTTTATATTTTTCATCTAAATTATTGTATAATCCTGGACAAATAGAATATGAAATATTTTTTATAAAACATGGTGAATAGCTTTTTAATAAAACTGGAATTATTATTGAATAAATATATGCTTCAGTAAATAAAGAATCAAAATATCCATTTGGAACTTCTCTTGTTTTAATAAACATTTTTATAAAAACTATTTTATCTGTTAATTTTACAGAATCAGAAATTCCTCCATCAAAAATAATCGTATCATTTATATTTGGCAAAAAACAAATATTATTTTCATTTAGATACTTCGTATCGTTTCCCCTTGGAAATATAATATTTTTTATTAAATTAGAATTTTCATTTATATATTCTTTATAATATTTATTACCAAATTCAATAATATCTCTATTATCTTGATTTAAATCAAAATTTTGACCCATTTATTTAATTTAAATAATTAAATGATATTTGCAATAAAAAATAATTTTTAATTTAAAAATTTATAAATTTCTATTATAATATATATTTTTTACATTTATATTTATCTTTAAATCATTTATAAATTGAATAAATCATTTATTTATAATATAATTATTTTTTAGAAATATTTCGAAAATATTAGATTTTCAATTTTCAATAATTTTATTCATTATGCAATTAAATCATTTATGATTTGATAAATGATTTATTAAAAATAAATGATTTATTATAAATTATTAATATTAAAATAAAATTTGGTTTTAATCAATATTTATTATGAAAAATTAAAATTATTTTAAAAAAAAAT